AGGTAGAGATATTGATGAAAGACCGCCTGTCGGGTGGTCTCGACAAGGCCGGCCGCAAGGTGGACGAGCTGAAAGGCAAGGCGACCGCCGCATCCTCGGAAATGGACAGTCAAGCCCAAAGGTTGCGTACCACCATAGCCGGGCTCACGGAGCAAATGGAAGAATTGCGCAGGGTCGGACAAAACGCCTCCCCGAACCTCGACCAGAGTGAAAACATGGCCGGTATCGAAGCGCTCGAAAAGCAAATCGCCGAATTGGAATCCCGGTTAAAACAGCTGGATGCAACCGCAGAAGCCACACAGACAGTCCCCCCGGAACTGCCCGCCGCCAAGCAGCAATTCAACGGCCTGCACATGAGTATCCAACAGATCGCCCGGGAGATGCCCTCTCTGGCTATGGGGCCCCAGATGTTTTTTCTTGCCATCTCCAACAACCTGCCCATTTTCGCGGACGAGGTGAAAAGGGCGCGGGTCGAATACGACAATTTGGTGAAATCCGGGCAAAAGGGCGTGCCGGTATGGAAACAAATACTTTCCTCTTTATTTTCGTGGCAGACCGCCCTGACGACAGGCATCATGCTGCTGGTCATGTACGGCGACGAACTGGTAGACTGGGTAAAAGGGCTGTTCAGCGCCAAAGACGGAGTCGACGCCTTAAAAAAAGCCCAGCAGGAGAAAAACGAGGTAGAGAAAGAAGGACATGCCGTTTCCATACGCACCCGTGCCGAGCTGGACAACACCATCCGCGAGTTGAGAGACTTTATCGGCACGAAAGAGCAGGAGAAGAACAAGGTCGACGAGTTGAACCGGAAATACGGCGACACGTTCGGCACTTACAAGTCCCTGACCGAGTGGTATGACACGCTCATACAAAAAGGGAATGCCTATGTCGAGTCCCTGTTCATGCAGGCAAAGGCCCAGTCCTATATTAAAAAAGCCATAGAAGCCGACGAGAAGGCCAACGAAATCCGCAGCAAGGGCAAGGAGGAGTACCGCCCGTTCTGGGGCGCCGGCGGAAAGCTCAACATGTTTTTTGGCGGGGACAACATCGGCCAATATGGAAGCGATCCGGCAGAGACAGCCTTTAACAAAGCCCTGCAAGAGGAGGAAAATAAAAAACAACATTACCTGAATGAGGTCGAATGGTTCCAGAAAGAGGCAACCAGAATCTTCAAGGAAGCGGGACTCTCCGATTACCGGAACATCGAGACTGACGACGACACCGCCAAGACAGAGGAGGAAAAGCGGAAGCAGGCCCGACAAAAACTGAATGACGAGTTGCTGGCTCTGGAACAACAGAACCAACAGGATTGGCTCGACTTGCAGGAGGAAGGCACGCAGAAGAAACTGGCCCGGATAGACGCCGATTATGACCGGCAAAAAGCCGAGATCGAAAAGAAGGCGCGGGAACTGGCCGAGCTGAACCGAAAGGCGGGCGTCACCGGCACCAACGCCGCCGGGCTGACCGGGGAGCAACAGCGGGAAATCGACCGCGCCCATGCCCTGAACGGACAAACCCGGGAAAAAGAGGTCACGGAGGTTTACCGGCAGGAAGCCGTCGCCATGCGCGACTACTTAAAGGAGTACGGCTCTTACCAGCAGCAGAAGCTGGCCATCGCCGAGGAGTATGCCGAAAAGATTCGCCGGGCGCAATCGGAGGGCGAACGGCTCTCGCTCGAAAAAGAACGGGACTCGGCCGTCAACCGGCTGGAACTGTCGGCTATCCGGCAGCAAATCGACTGGGGAAGCGTATTCGGCAATTTCGGGGTGATGTTCCGCGAACAGGTGCAACCGACCATCGACCGCCTGAAAACGATCGCCCGAAGCCCGGAGTTCCAAGCCTCCGCCGGCGTCGACGAAATGGAAGCCCTGTATGGACTGATTTCCAGCCTGCAACAGTCGGAGACGATGTGGAATGGGGAGATTTTCCGGCAAATCAACGACGACCTCGTGGCTTATCAAAACGCCATGCGGGGCTACATGGTCGCGCAACAGCGGGAAATCGAGGCGACCGAAGAGCTGGGCCGAGGGAAGCGGTGACGCCCGCAGCATAGAGGCGGCCGAGCTCTACGTGGGAGAGGCCGCGAAGAATCTGGACAAGGCATCGCGGGACGTGCAGATGTTCGGTACGCAGGTGCAGAGCACCACCGCCGACCTCCGGGAGTCCTCGGAACAGGCAGCCGGCATGTTCCGCAACCTCGAATCGGGGCTGAGAAACCTTTCGTCGGGGAACCTGAAAGGCATAGGGCAAGGCTTCATGCAACTCGACAAGCTGTTTAACGGCGGAAAGCTGACCGATAAACTCGGCGGCTCCCTTGCGGAAGGTTTCGAGAAAATCTTCGGGGACAGCAGCGTCACCCAAGCCCTCGCGGAGGGCTTGGGCAATTCGGGGTTGGCCGGCTCCATTGTTTCCGCCATACTCTCCATCTTGGACGAATTGGCGACGGAGGGTATCGGGGGTATCGTCGCGGGGTTGACAGACACCGTGCTCGGCGCTGTCAGCGGCATTATCGACAATATCTTTTCGTTGGAGCTTTTCCAACAAATCGGCGAGTCCCTGTTGAAAGGGGCGGCCAATATCCTCGACGCGCTATCGTTCGGGGGCTTGGGCAAACTGGTGGGGAACGGGGACAGCGACCCCCATTTGGAGGAGGACATGGAGCGCCTGAGCTTGACGAACGAAGCCCTGATCGCAGCCATCGAGTCGTTGACCGAGGAGATAAAGGGCTCCTCCGGTCAACAAGCCACGGAGCTCTATGAAAAGCAGATGGAGCGTCTGGACGAGGCGGAGGCCCATACGCGGGAACAAATGCAGCGGAGCGCCTCCGCTTACAGCAACGGGCTTTGGGGCATAGGCGGCAAAAAGTCCTCCAACAAAAAAATAGACGATGCCATGAGCGGTAACGATTGGCAGCGTATCAGCGAGGTGGTCGGAAGGACGATCGGCGAGGCCGCCGATTTCTGGAACCTGTCGAGCGAGGAGATGGCGAAGGTCGCCCGGGAAGCGCCCGACCTTTATGCGAAAATCAAGGACTATGCCGATGCGGGCTACAAGGATGCCGCCCGGTATATGGACGACTATATCGCTTTCGCCGAGCAGCGGAAGGAGTTGGAACAGGCCTATTACGAGAGTATCACGCAGGTCTCCTTCGACAGCGTGTACGACAGCTTTATCGACATGCTGATGGACATGTCGTCGGATTGGGAGGATTTTTCCGACGACATGAGCGAGTATCTGATGCGCGCCCTGTTGAAGACCAAGCTGGACGAATTGCTCAAAACGGATATGGAGAATTGGTACGCCACCTTCGGAAGGGCCATGTCCAATGGAGAGCTGACCGACGAGGAAATCGAGGACTTGAACAAACAGTGGGAGGAACTTGTGAAAAAAGGCCTCCATATCCGCGACAGCATATCGGAGGCTACCGGCTATACCGGGGACGACGGCGGAACGACACAGAGCGGGAAACCGGGCGGGTTTGCCGCCATGAGCCAAGAACAGGGCACCAAGCTCGAAGGGCTCTTTGTCTCCGGCCAGATGCATTGGGCCAGCATCGACGAGCGAATGCAGGACGTGAGCGAGCAGATGGGTTCGGCCGTCGACCATCTGCGGCGTATCGAGGAGAACACCGGTACCAGCGCCAAGCATTTGGGCGAAATCAAGGAGGATATCAGGAAGATGATTCGCGACGGGCTGAAAATGAAATAACAAAACAACGGTAAAATAGAACGGGCTATGGCAATGGATGCGATATTGGGCGGGAAAGCGCTCGTCAACGGTACGGACATCTGGACGGAGTACGGCGTGTTTCTGGCCGAGAAAAGGCGGGGCGACCGCAACAACTTGAAGGCGATCCTGTCGCCGGCCAAAACGAAAACCCATGTGGCTGTGGATATACGGGAAGAGAACGGCGAGAAATACTCGGCCGCACTCGACGTGAAGAATCAGGCACGCGATGTGAAGCTGTACTTTGCCCTCTATGCCGACACCCGGGAGAAATGGCTGGCACAGTACAAGGCCTTTATCGCCTTTTTAAAGGCGGGCGACGACGGGTGGCTCGACATCGAATTTCCCGACTTGGACATGACCCTTCGTGTGTTCTACAAGGAGGGGAGCGACTACGAGCCGCTCACCTACCTCTGGCGGGAGGGCAAGCAGGCGAGCCGCTTCTACGTCACCTTCCGGGAACCGAACCCGGCGATTTGAGCGACAATTGAATGACGATTGAACGGTGTTAAAACAGCATTAAAACGACCTTAAAACAAGAGTAAGATGATCACGATATACGGCAGCGACGGCATGGCGAAAACACAGGTTCCCTGCGACGACAACTCGACGCAGGAGATGGAGTTGCAGGGCGACAACGCGCTCAGCCTGTCGTTCACGCTCTACGAACACGTGGCGCTCGAAGTCAACGACTACGCCGAGTTTATGGGTAGGAAGTACTGGCTCATGGAACGGTATCACCCCGAGCAAGTGTCGACGGTAGAATGGAAGTACGATATCAAGCTCTACGGCATCGAGAGTCTGGTGAAGCGCTTCCTTGTCATCAACGACACGGACGGCGACGACGAGCCGGTCTTTACCTTGACCGCTCCGCCGCGTGACCATGTCGCCCTGATCGTGAAAAGTATCAACAACGGCATGGGAACCGGAGACTGGAAGGTGGGCACGGTGGAAGGGAGCGACAACATCGTCATCGACTATTTCGGAAAATATTGCGACGAGGCGCTCAAAGAGGTGGCCGAGAAGGTCGGACACCGCGCCGAATGGTGGGTCGAGGGGCAGACCGTCAATATCTGCCGTTGCGAGCAGGGCGAGGAGGTGACGCTGGCCTACGGAAAGGGGCTGCTCTCGCTGAGCGGCGACATGGCCGACAACGCCAAGTTCTACACCCGGCTCTACCCGGTGGGCAGTACCCGCAACATCGACCCGGAGAAATACGGCCACACCCGTCTGCAACTGCCCGGCGGCGTGAAGCACGTCGATGTGAATGTCGACAAGTACGGCGTATGGCACCGCTACGAGGTCGAGGCCTTCGCCGGCATTTACCCCAAGCGCATCGGCACGGTGAGCAGCGTACGGAAAGAAGAGACGAAAGACGAGGAGGGCAACCCCTTTACGATCTGGTATTTCAAGGACGACTCCCTCGATTTCGACCCGAACGATTACGAGCTGCCCCAATTAGTCAAGCGGGTCTCCTTTCAGGAAGGCTCGGAACTGGCCGGACTCGGAGAAGAAGCCGACGACACCTATTACTTCGAGGTCAATTACGACAGTAAGACCCGGGAGTTCGAGATCATCACCATCTGGCCGTATGACGACGACACGCAGCTCCCCAACGACACCCTGTCGCCCCAAGCCGGCGATAAGTATATCCTGTGGAATATCCGCATGCCCGACGAGTATTACCCGCTGGCCGAACAGGAGTTCAAGGAGGCGGTCGACCGGTACAACGAGGAGAACGCCATCGATGTGAGTCGTTACAAGGCGCCGACCGACCACGTCTATATCGAAGACCACGCCATCGACCTCTATGTGGGGAGACGGGTGCGCTTGGAGAGCGACAAGTATTTTCCGGACACCGGTTTCCGGGCCAGCCGCATTACCAAAATCACGCGGAAGGTGAATCTTCCCTCGCAG